CAGCTTGAACGGGAGTGAGATAAAGGAAGAGTGGGCGGCGCGATAAATGGGAAGAAACGGGAAGAACTGGGGCAAGGTGGGCTCGTAGTTCTGCAAATCTCTTTCCCTACGCGAAAGAATAGGCCGGAAGAGAAAGAGGCGCCGATTGGGCGCCTTTTTGCTTTCCGCTCAACGCTCGGCCTAAAAGGGGATGTCAGGCTCGCCTATTTCGACCAAGCTGGGCACATCGCGGTCGGCCACCACTTTACCGCCAAGCGTGATGTGCGTGGGCACCTTCGTCGTGGTCGCGGCCAAAGCCAGCTGGAACACGGCGAACATCCGGCCGGGATGGTCAGCGGCCAGTTTCAATGCCTCGGCCTCGGCGATCTCCCGCGATGGGTGCAGAACGCTGGGCTGGCGGATCGGTGGAATGCGCCGGCAGCCCCTGAACGGCTCCCAGTCTTTCGCATTGGATATTTCCAGAATCAGGCAGGGGCCGCTCATTTGAGTATTCCCGCCACAGCCCACGCGATGACAGAGATGGCCAGCACCGGAACCAGCGCGAAGAGGTTGCTGATGCCCGAGAACATGCCACCTCCATCATCCACTATGAACAGTGCCCACACCAGGCCACCAAGGGTGATCGCGGTGGGAATCCACCACCATGCAAAGGTCAGAGTGAGCGTCATCCTGCTTCCTTCAACTATCAGCGGGGCACAAGGCCGCCCGCCATCGGCGCTATCGGTACTTCCTGTTGGAACGGCGGGACTTGGGCGGGTGGCCGAAGTGGAATCCGCCACAGAAGTCGCAGTAGTAGGCGTGCATGTAGCCCTGGAACCCCTTGCGCTGGTGCAGGCCATGAATCGCTGCCCTGGCCTCCTTTGCGCTCGCGTAGCGGTGCTTGCCCAGGCAGGAATTGCGGCGGATTTTTCGCTTGCTGGCCATGGCGCTAGAACCTCCACGCCACCCATGCGGCCAGGACTACAGCGAGGGGAGCCCCGAGGGCAATCAGCAGGCACAGGCTGAACCAGAACCCCTGCACCACGACGTTGCGCCACTCCCTGCGGCGCCAAGCCCCTCGCAACATCCGGCCGCGATCCCACAGCAGAAAAAGAATGGCCGCGCAAAGCTGCAAAAAGCCGTTCATTGGTCAATCCCCCAGCAAATAGCCCTGAACCAGCCGCACGATGTTGGCCTTGTCATCCTCCGAGGCGCCCAGGAAGCGACGCGCCGGGATGTCTCCCCAGGGGATCGGAAAAATGCCGTTGCGCGTCTTGTAGCCAGCCATGCCGAACTCGCCGGACTTGGCGCCGTAGTGGAAGGTGCCGGCGTAGACCATCGGGCTGCCGATGCCCACGGCGTCACTGCCCTGCACCTGGTAGTTGATCGTGGTGCCCAGCGCCCGGGTCTCGCCGGTGCCGGGCTTCTTGCTCGCCAGCTTGGCGGCGCTGCGCTTGGTAAGCTCGCCGTCCTTCTTGCGCGCGAACATGGAGCTGTAGCGCGCTAGGGTGAGCGCACTGTTCGGGGCCCAGGCGTTGCCATCGGGATCGGTGGCCGTCGTGAAGCGCTGCTTTGTGGACTCGGTCAAGTCCTCGCCGATCTCCGGCAGGACGGGCCGCATGTCCTGCACGCGCGCCACCAGGGCGTGCATATAGTCCAGGCCGCTGCGGTCGGTGAGCTCGATGATTTGCGCCATCACTGTGCCCTCGGTAAAATCGACGGTGCCCCGTGCATCGACCCCCGGTAGTCAACACCGGACCCGTTCTCAAACGTTTTGGTCGGAGCGCAGGGCTTTTTCATTTGGCGGTCCTGATCACCAGACTGACCAGCGACAGCGAACGGTTGCGCTTGCCCGCCAGCACCTCCCACACCGCCCGGAACGTTTCGCCCTCGATGGCCTTCGTCGCCACCACCGTGGGGTTGCCGTGGCGCGACTTCTCTCCGGCGCGCAGCGAGTCCGGGTCGTTCAGCACCGACTCCAGCCGCGCGAAGTCTTCGGGCTGCGCCGGCCGCTGGCCAGCGCCGTCGAACCCATGCGAGAGCTGCACATGCCGGGGCGCATCTGCAGGCAGCAGCAACGTGAAGCCCTGCACATTGGTGTCGGCCGCCGATGACACCCAGTCGGCGCGCTCCACGAAGCCCAGCCACAAGGGCTCCTTGCGCTGGCGGTCGGCCAGCACCGCCCGCACGAAGTCGGGCACCTGGGCATCCGCGTTGATGTAGCGGTTGACATCGGCAGAGAGCGCCTTGCTGATCGCCGGGGGATAGTCGATCAGCTTGTCCTGCACGAAGGTGCGCAGATCGTCGTCGGCCCGCGCGCCTGGCGCATAGTCCCAGCCCTCATCAATGCCAGCCGGGGCGCCGGTGCGTGGGTCGATGGCGTCCCAGTCCTCGGGCGGCGTGATGGCATCGCCTTCACCGGGCGCGGCCACGGCCACCACGCGGCACTTGCAGCCCCAGCCGTTCGGAGGAAAGTGCGTATCCCAAAACGGATGATCGTGACGCAGCGTGAGCCGCATGTCGCCCCACTGCTTGTGCTGCGGCCGTGGGTGCGTCACGCTGTCGTTGTGGACATAGCGCCAGTACGGCCGGCGCTTGACCAGGTCGGGGTCCAGCAACTGGGCCCGGCGCCCGGCGGCGTAGGAGGTCATCAGGTTGGTCTGGTAGATGACGCGGGTGCGCCAGGCCTCGCCAGCCTTGCTGCCCTCGCCAGTCCAACCCGTCCAGCCGTGCTTTGCCACGATCTCCGCAAAGCCCTTGCGGAATTCCGCGATAGAGCCACCCTGCACGGCCTTGTCCACTGCCTGGCGCAGATCGTGGAGCAGATCGGCCTTGGTGGCGCCCGCCACCACGAAGGCCCGATCATGGGCCGCGCGCTGAATGTCACGCCAGGATTCGCTGGGCAGGTTGAGCTTGCGCCGCAAGAAGTCGATCTGCTGCTGGAACTGCTGGCGAGCCCCCTCCACCGACGAACGGGCAACGTCCCCGATCTCAGCCACGGCCACCCTCCAACGCCGCCCGATCGCGGCCCTGCAGGTGCGCCAGCTCGAAGGCCAGCGCCATCACCTCTGTGAGCTCCTCGGTGGGCAACTCGCTGTATTCCGCAAACAGCGCCTCCTGAAGTGCCTGCGGGTCTTCGTGAGCGTTCACAAGGGCGCGCAGGTCACGCACCCAGTCCATCACCACCGGCGCGGCCGCAGCGCCCAGCAGGCTCGCAGCTGGCCGGGTGATGGCTGCGGCCTCGGGTTCGGCGAACTCCACCGCTGGTGCGCCTGGTGCGGGGGGCAGGCCGGGCCCGGCCGCAGGCGCAGGCTCGGCCTGCTCCACGATGTCGCCCTTTTCGAGCTTGTATGTACGCATCCAGTAGCGCGGCGTGAAGGTCACGCCTGCGCTCTTGAGCTTGGAGTCGCGCTCGGCCTGCTCCGTGTTCACTTGCTCCTGCTCGTACAGCTCCACGGTCGGCGCAGGCGCGTTCTCGCCCTCGTTCAGGTCTGTCACCCAGCGCAGCATCTGGTTGAACGTGGCCTCCACCATGCGCGCGTCGCCGTCGCGGATGGCCTCGGCCACCTCCAGCCCCGCCGTGGCGCTGGCGTGCGTGCTGCTGGCCTCGGTGCTCTGGTTCTGCCCCAGCAGCGCGATGGACACCTCGCTGCGGCAGAACATCAGCAGCTCCTTGTAGAGCTCGGCGCTCGCGCCCTTGTCACCGGCCTCCAGAATGTCGATGCTGGAGTCATCCGGGATGGCCGCCACGGCGTCCTGGATCATGGCCTCCAGCTTGTCCAGCAGCGCGTCAATCTCCGGGCCCGGCGTGCCGCGCGGCTGCTTGCCCACCAGCCACGGCGTGCCGTACTTCTCGGTGAACGTCACCCAGAACTTGAGCCCGCCGCGCTTGAACACGGTGGGCCAGAAGCACATGGACAGGTCCGCGAAGCCGTAGGGGTTCGCATAGCTCGCCTCCTGCCGCGCCAGCAGGAACTTGCGCGGCTCCAGTTCCTCGCCATGCAGCGGCTGCTCGCGCGAACGAAAGCGCAGCTGCGCCTGGTTGTCGAATGTGAACCACTCGCCCGGCTTGCCCACCACGTCCAGCGGCTGCAGCGCGCCTGCGCGGTGGCCCCACATCAGCTCCAGCGGCTGCCAGCCATACAGCACGCCGTCCAGTACCTCGTTCATGACGCGATCCATGTCCAGAGCCGTGAACAAGTCCTCTGCGCGCCGCACGGCCCGCGCACCGGCCTTGCCCGCCACCACGCGCCGCTCCAGCTTCTTCACCGAGGCCTTGCGTCGGCGGATGCAGCCGCCCACGTGCGCATCGCTGCGCAGATCGCGGTACACGCGCATGTCCTTGCCCTGGCGCTTGAGGATGGGGTCCGGGTTGGGCAGCAGGAACGAAAAGCCCGCCACGTCCATGGACCTGGCGCGGGTTGCGATCTCCTCGCCCAGGGTGGATGCGCGGCGCTTGGGCTCGGCGAACGAGACGAACTCGGTGGGGGTGACGTAGATACCTTTGGTCATTCGTAGTAGCCCTCCATGGGCACATCGAGGCGGCTCTTGCGGGGTCGGCTCTCGGCGTGGGTCGGCCCCCAATCCATGCGGGCTGCGGCGTGCGAGTAGATGCAGGCCATGGTGCTGTCGCCGTGGCCGATAGCCGCCTTGTCGGTGGACTCGGGCATGCGTGGTACACCCCGTATCAGGCGGATGGCGCGGTGGCCCTGCAGGAGCCCGTCATGCTTGGGCAGCAAGAACGTTCCGTCTTCCAGCGCTGCCTTGTAGGGCGGCATGTTGTCGCGGTACCAACCCTCGGTGGGCATCAGCCTATGCACCACCGAGCCGTACCTGTCGTGCGCAGCCTCACCCACGTAGCTGCCGTTGCCCTTGCTATCGATCACCATCCCGCTCTTGCGTGGCAGCGCGTCGCCAATCGCAAACAGCACCTGCAGCTGCTGGTTGTAGGGCACGTTCTTCATTTCCACGAGAAATGGGATGCGCTGGTGCAGGTTGGTCTCGATCTCATTGGGTGCGATTGAGGAAAGGTCGCCCGTGCGCGCGAAGTCCATGCCGAGCGCGTGGCGCAGGCTCGGGTTGAACTGGAGCAGCGGCAGCAACTCTTCGTTGATCCAGTCCTGCATGACCCGCTGGCGCAACTCGGGCGTCGAGTTGTTGAAATCTTGCGTTCCCGTGTACCGAATCACCGGATAAGGCCGCATGCGGCTTTCCACCAGGGCGCGTGTCAACCATGAGCCGCCACCCTGCGCCGGAATGCAGAACAGCTCCTCATCCTCATTGGGGCGGTAGCGGTCGATGGTGGCCTTGCGCCAAGCCGCCTCTGCCTCGGCCGACCACACGCGGCCCGTGACGGCGGAAATCTTGCGGTAGAGGCCATCGTGCAGCGCATCGTCCAGCGTCACGCGGTGCAGGCTGTAGTCGTAGCGGCCCGCGCGCACGTCGTTGATCAGCTCGTTGAACGGGTTGTCGGCACCGTTGTGCGTGCTGATGATGCGGATCTGGCCGCCCCACATCGTCATGGCCATGGCGGCCTTAAGCAGCTCCTTGATGTCGTCCACGAACGCGGCTTCATCGACCACCAGGCGCTCACCCGGCCGGCCCTTGGAGCGGAGGTTGCGCGGGTTGCTGGTGAAGGCCTGGATCATGTGGCCGCTGTCGAACTTGATCGTGTACGTGAGGATCTGCTTGTCCTCCTCCTGGATCACCGACTCTTCGATCTGCCCGGCTGCCGCGTTGAATGCCTTGGCCCAGGTGGCGCAGTCCTGGATGAAGCCCTGGGTCATCTTCTCGTTGTAGGAGATGTAATAGACGTTGGCCCCGCTGGCGCTGGCGGCGTACAGCACATCGTCGGCCGCCTCGGCATAGCTGATGCCGATGCGGCGCGATTTCTCGATGATCTTCACGGGGGACTGGTCGTTGATCCAATCCACCTGGTACTGCATGAGGATGCGCGTGGCCTGCGCGACGGCGGACTGCTGCATCAGCGCACTCCTCGCGCAAGGGCTGCGGCGCGGCGAAGCGCGGGGCGGCAATGCTTTGCCGCGCGCGCGGCCTTGCGCCGGCGTTCGCCCCTGCTCAACACCTCGACGTCGTCAAAGATGATCACCGTGCCCGCCCGCCTGGGATTGCCGTGGCGCCCCATGTATTCAAGCCAGAGCCGCTGGTATTCGAGCAGGCCGGTCCGGCGCGCGTGCGAGATCACCAGCATCACAGCGCTCCCGCGATCGCTCGGCGCAGCGCCTCGACGCCAACATCCGAAAGCCCTTGCTGCTTGGCCGTGGCCACCGCCGTGGCGCTGGCGTCTTCCAGGGCCTTGCGCCGTGCTTCGGCTTCGATGGCGGCGCGCGCCTCCATGCTGAAGCGCTTGTGCGTCACACTGGCCTTGCCGATCTCGGCCGCGTTCTTGAAGAGCTTGTTGACATCGACATCCTCGGCCTTGATGTCCAGCTCCATGAGCAGGTTGAAAATCTTCTCCTGCGTCATGCGCACGACGGCGGACCCCAGCTTGTCCTCTTCGTCGGGCGCAGCGTCCACCAGCGCGCGGGCCTGCTCGCTGGCCATCTTGAGCTGCGCCATGCGCTGCTCGAAGGGTGAGCCATAGCGCTGCAGCGCGGACTTGGACACATCGGCACCGCGCGCTTTCAGGTCGGCCGCGAGCTGCACGTAGTCGCCAAAGCCGCGCCGCACCAGCTCGGCGTCCAGCCATTCCTTCAGCTCGGGCGGCAGCGAATGCACCTTGCTACGCGGGGCCATGCCTACACCTGCGTGATCTTGGGGCGCGATACACCGGGCTGCGCGTCGATGTTGTACTCAACGAAGTCGATGCCCGTGCGCGTCAGGTCCACCATCCAGCGGTCCAGCGGGTCTTTGCTGATGCGCACCATCTCGCGCTCTTCCAAATAATCCAAATGCAAGCGGACCTCTTGGTGCGTGGCATCGGGGTACACCGCGCGCACGATTGCCAGCAGCGGCTCGGTGTAGATGCCCACGGGCCGGCTCAGGTTGATGGCCGACAGCAAGTGCCAACGCATGTCCTCGCGGCGGGTCTTTGCCATGTCGATCATTGGCGGCCTCCCATCAGTTGGTTGAGCGCGCGCTCCACGCGCAGCGCGAAGTTGTCGATGCGCGTCTCGATGCTTCCGAGGTGGCGCACAAAGTCATCCCGGCGGACGTAGTCGCGGGCGAGCTCGACCTGATGCGCATGGAACTGACGTTCCAGCTCGGCCGTGGCATCTGCATTGCGCTCTTGCGCCTTTGCCACGTCCTTCATCGCGTCGGTGAGCGCATCGAAGCGGTCGTTCAGCCGCCGCTCCTGCTGCACGCTCATCCGCTTGAAAAGCGCCCACATCGCGGCGATCACCAACGCCACCACCGTGATGGCGTTGGCCAAGGTCACTTCAAACACCATTGGTCTCCTCCACTTCTGCAGCTTGCTGCGCCCCGCCAGCGCGGCACACGGTGCGCGCAAAGTCCTGTAGCCCGATCACTTGGTCGCGGAGTCCGTCAGCCTCTGCCGCCAGCTCCTGATAAGCGCCTGCGCTCTCTCCGAAAAGCTCTCTTGCGGTGGTGGCATCGCGAGCGCAGGCGGCAATGCCGGCATCTCCTGGCGGGTAGGGATGGGGGCGGTCGTTGAGCCGGGCGATCTCGTCGCGCAACTCGCGCACAGCAGCAGCAGCGGCAGCATCGCGAGCACGGCGCGCGGCCTCGCGTTTGGCGTCTTCATGGGCGGTCCTTTCGGCATTGCGGAAACGGGTGGCGTTGTCGCGCGCGGTCGCGTCGTTGCGTGCGTGCTCCTGGGCATCCCAGGCGGCTTGCACGCGGGCCGCGCCTCGCGTGTCGCCCTGCGTGATGAGGTGGGACTGCCAAGCCTTCAGGCCCACGATGGCGGCGCACAGCAGCACGCCATATGCGATCAGCCGCGCACTCATTGCATGGGCTCCCCGAGGCACATGGCGAGCAGGCGCTGGCGGTCAGTCCACACGCCCCTGCAGGTGCGGTTGTCGGGGTGGCTGCAGCGGTCCTGCGGCTTGATGACGGGGCCTGCGCGGTCGTAGAGCAGGATGGCCTCGCACGCGCCCTTGTGGTCGTTCGCCTGCAGGCGCCGCACGATGGTGCTGGGGCCCGTGCGCTCGTTGTTCTTGCACACTGGCGTGGTGCCGGTGTTGTAGGCCAGGCCCACGAAGGCGTCCCATTCGTGCTGGTAGAGCAGCACGTCGCCCATGCAGCGCTTGAGCGCGATTTCCTTCTCGCTGGCATCTGCGCGCAGGCGCACCAGGGCACGCACGGGCGGCAGCGCGCTGCCCATCTTGATATCGGGGCCCGTGGTCCCAAAGCCTGCCGTGGGCACCTTGGTGCCGTGCACGGGATCGGGGTAGGCTTGCTCGCTGTAGCCCTCGCGCTGGGCTATGTAGACCAGGCCCGTGGCGGACAGCACCAGGGCCGCGATGGCAACGCGGTTATCCATGGGGCACCCCTGGGCGAGGGTGCCGGGTTGAGGCTTTTATCGGCGGCATGCGCGGCAATGTGCCGCGCGCGCGCGAAGGGCTCTAACTAAAGTGTTTTATTTAATCGAGGGGCGCGGCGGCCGCGCCGTCAGGGACTGTTTGTAGTCGCCCGAATAGCCGAAATCCGGTGCAGGAGCGCGTTCGGAAAACCAGAAGTTGGTGAACGCGGCCACGTTGGGCTCCCAAAACCAATGCGCTTGCCCATCGGCATCCATGGCCCACCAGCGCGCCAGCCTGGGAGCCTTCGACCAGTCAACGCCTGGGTGGCCCGATGGGCTGGCGATGGCGCGGTTGGTGTTGGGCATGGTGATCGACCTCAGCGTTGAATTGCCGTCACGATGCCGTTGCGGGTGTACAGGAACCGCACCCAGTGATGGTTGCGGTACACGTACTGCCTGGTCACCCCTGCGGCAGTTTCTGTTTCATTCACGGTCTCTGGCTTCACCATCAGGCCAAAATTCGTGCAGTTCTTGAAATCCGCTTCGGTCATGCCGATCACTGGGTACTCGGCGATTTCCTTCTTGCAGTTCGCTCGCGCCCGCGCGAGGGTCGCGTCTGCCTCCTTCGTTGCGGCTTGCACGCGCCGTTGAACATCTTCCTGGATCGACACCTGCGAGGGCATCTCGTAACTGCTGGGCACTGAAGGCTTTGCTGGGGCTGCTTTAACTTGCGCCGCCTTCTTCTTTTGCTCAATGTCTTCAGCCACAGTGATCCCGGTGCCGGCACAAGGCGCATCCTGAAAAACCGCTTTGCCATCAGGCCCGTTGCATTTGTTGATCGCCCAGGCAGGCATGCACAACAGCGCGGCGACCAGTAAAACAGCAGGCTTAATCGTCATGTTTCTTCCCTCTTCAGGCGACGGTGAATTGTCTCAACATAGCGCCGAGTGCGCAGAAGTTCGCTGGGCTTAAGGTCTATGACCATGCGCGTGCCAAAAGACTTTTGCATCCAGTGGAAAACAGCCTCTCTGTTGTGCAACTTTCGGATCAATGCGAGAACCTCCCGCTGGTCGGCTGATGCCAGTTTTGGAGCCTCTAGCGGGGGTGCCAAGACATTGACGATGGTCACATTGCTTGTGACGTTGCCCCCAACCGAACCGACTTGAACGGCACCGGCACCTCCATTTTTTTGCTGCGGGACCAGCTTGGCAATCCAAGCTCGCAGCTGCTTTGGTAGCTCTGCCAACTCATCTCCCTTTCTTGATGGAAACCTTGCCTCCGGCATAGCCGATCTGAACACCGCCATTGGCGCTGTTTGTCATCTGCATACGCCTCATGTCAGGTGCCGATGATTCTTGCTTGGCAGCCTTGCGTTGGGCTTGCGAGTTGGCTCCCCCCGCGTCTAACGCCCCCTGTAGCGCCCCCACTGCGGCCATCTTTCCAGCCAATGGAGCAGATCGGAATAGCGCTAGCAATTCGCGCTCATCGTCACTGGTTGCCGGAGCAAAGCCGCTGCCTGTGAGAACCCATGCGGGATCTGCATCGAACTCATTCCAGAGGACCAGGAGTGCGCGTGTGTCGGGCAGCCGTTCACCTCTTTCCCAGGTACCCACCGTCTTGCGGTCAATGCCCAGCTTGGCGGCGAAATCCGCCTGCGAAATCTTTCCTCGCAGCCCACTGATGCGCTGACCAATGGCCTCTAGGTCAATCAACAAAGACACATCAACACCCCTTGACATTGGGAGATCAATCTCCCAGAATTGAACTCAACGCAGCAAATCCCTGCTGTGACCTAAACAAGTTGAGTCGAAGGGTAACAGACCATGCATGCCGAGGAAATCAAGGCCGCGATTCGGATGAAGGGCACCACGCCCACCGCGATCGCAGAAGAGCTGGGCGTCTCTCGCTCCATGGTTTCGCATGTCATCAATGGCAATGCGAAGTCCGAGCGGATCGCCCAGCGGATCGCCCAAATAGTGGGCAAGTCGGTGGACGCCATCTGGCCTCCCAAGAACAAGCCTGTGCTGCGCCGCGTGAAGCCCGCCGCTGCAGGAGCGGCGGCATGACCACCGCTCTCCGCATCGCCGAGCACGGCTGGCGTGGTGGTGGCCGTGGAAGCCTGCGCATGCGTGGCGACTACTGGTTCGACTGGCAGGCCGACGAAGGCGCTGCCATGGATGCACCCACCCTGTGGCACCCCGCAGGCGGCACGCGCGCCACGGTCCACATGGCAGGCACGGATGCTGCCTATGCGCTGCGCTCCGGCCATACCTACACGGGCGATCTCGACCCCGCCGTGCAATTCGTGTTCCCCGAAGTGCGCGGCCAGCGCTACCGCTGCCGATTGGAGCGCGGCCGCCTGGCTGAGGCGCGTGCACAGCGCGCCGGTGCGCGGCGTCTGCGTAGCGGCAGCACGCTCTGGTACGAGGTCGAGACAGCGGCGTGGAGGGCGGCTGCATGACCCGCGCCACCGACTACACGAACGAGCCGCAGCAGCGCCTCATGAAGTTGACCGTCGCGCTCTTCGGCGACGTGGTTGGCGGCTATCCGCCCGCCGCGCTCGCCAAGGCGCTGGGCGTGTCGCCCAGCGTCATCACCCGCGACCTGGACAACCTCTGCACTGGGGGCTGGGCCGAACGCGACGAGGCCACCGGCCACTGGCGCCTCACGCCCCGCTTGCCCCGGCAGTCCATCAAGGTCTTCAGCGCCATCGACACGGCTCAGCGCCGTGTCGATGAAGCCCGCAACCGATTTACCCGCAACCCCGACTGAACCCCATGGCCCGCAAAGAACTCACCGACGCGCAGCTCGAAGAGCGTTTCTTCAAGAACAAGCCAGGCCGTCCGGCCAAGGAAATCACCACGCAAGACACGGATCACGCCATCGACACCGAGAAGGTCGCGGGCGCAATGGTCGCCATGCGCGACCAGGCCCAGCAAGACCAGGAGGAACTGATCGAACTCGCCACGGGCATTGGCGCACTGCAAGCGTTCGATCTGATTCAAAAGTTTGCCTCGGCGGCGCACATCAAGCTGTTCAAGCGCATCCGAGAATCCAAACAAATCAAGCACTTACCGATTCGCTTGAAGGACGGCAGCAGTCAAAAGTTTGACTCGATCAAAGAAGCCTGCCCCGCCTTGTTCGGGCGCACCTACCAATCCATGTTGGACGCCGAGGAGAAATTCGACACCTTCGGCGAGGAAGTCTATGAAGGCGCGGCACGCCTGCGCCTGAATGACTCGGCCCTGCGCGCTGCCCGCGCCCTGCCGCCCGAAAAACTCGAAGTCATCCGCACCGCTATCGGCAACGGCAGCACCAAGGCCGAGGTGCTCTCGGTGATTGAAGACCTGGCCGAGAAGGTGCAGCAGGCCGAGACCGCTACCGCCGAGGTACGTGCCGAGCTGAAGGCCAGCGAGGACGTGCTGGCCACCAAGAACAAGACCATCGACAAGCTGCAGCGCGACCTCAGGCGCATCGAGAAGCTGCCGCCCGACGAGCAGCTTGCCGGGCTCAAGAAGGAAGCCACCGCCATCGCCACCGAAGCCGAGGGCTTCATCCTGGGCGGGCTGCGCCAGGCGCTGGCGGCTCTCAGCGTCGAGAACGGCCAAGAGACCAGAGCGCACGACGTGTTCATGGCGGGTCTGGTCGGCCAGGTGCAAGCGCAGATCAATGCACTGCGAGAGGAGTTCAACCTGCCCGACGTGAGCAACGCGGCAGACCAGCGCCTGGCCTCCGAAATGGCCGAGTGGGACAAGGAATAAGGGCCTGGCCTCACCATGGCGGCAAACGTCACACCTCCCATCAACGAAGCCCTGGTGCACGCGCGCCTAGCCGACGTCGAGCACGGCGACAAGGGCGCGCGCATCGACGAGCTCTGCGCCGCCACGGGCCGCTCGCGCTCCACGATCTATCGGGCGCTCAAGGAAACCACGCTGCGCCCGCAGCGCCGCCAGCGCAGCGATGCGGGCGAAGTGGCGCTCACCCGCGAAGAGGCCAAGCTGATCGCCGCGATGGTGCTGGAGGGCCTGCGCAAGAACAACAAGCGCCTCTACACCATCGGCCACGCGGTGGACGTGCTGCGCTCCAACCATGCCATCCGGGCTGAACGCATCGACCCGGACTCGGGCGAGTGCAAGCCGCTCTCGGTGAGCGCCATTGCCCGCGCCATGCGCGTGTACGGCCTGCACCCCGACCAACTGCTGCAGCCTGCTCCCGCCCGCGAGCTGCGCAGCCTGCACCCCAACCACGTCTGGCAGATCGACGCCAGCCTGTGCGTCCTGTACTACCTGGAGACCACCAACCCTGCCGAGATGGGCCTGCAGGTGATGGAGGCCAAGAAGTTCAACAAGAACAAGCCCAAGAACCTCAAGCGCATCGAAGACCGGCGCGTGTGGAGCTACGAGGTCACCGACCACAACAGCGGCAGCATCTTCGCCTGCTACGTGTTCGACGGCGAGAGCGCCGCCAACATCGCCGCGTGCTTCATCGCCGCCATCCAGCAGCGCGGGGACGATCCGTTCTACGGCGTGCCCTTCATCCTGATGATGGACATGGGCAGCGCCAATACCAGCGGCCTGTTCAAGAACCTGCTGCGCCGCCTGAAGGTGGAGCCCATCGCGCACGCCCCCGAGAACGCGCGCGCCTCCGGCCAGGTGGAGAACGCCCGCAACATCCTGGAGCGCGACTTCGAGAGCGGCCTGCGCCTCAAGCCCGTGCACAGCCTGGACGAGCTCAACGCCCGCGTGCTGCGCTGGCTGCGCTGGTTCAACGCCACCAAGAAGCACTCGCGCCACAACAAGCCGCGCGCGGAGCAGTGGATGACGATCCAGGAAGAGCAGCTGCGCATCGCGCCATCGCCAGAGCTGTGCCGCGAGCTGCTCACCCATACGCCGGTGGAGCGCAAGGTCAGCGACCACCTGCGCGTGGAGTTCAACAACGCTTTCTACGACGTGAGCGGCGTGCCTCACGTCATGGTCGGCGAGAAGGTGATGGTCACCTACAGCCCCTACCAGGCCAATGCAGCGCTGATCGTGGACACCGATGCCGACGGCCAAGAGCTGCTGCACCCCGTGCCGCTGGTGGTCAAGGGCGAAGACGGTTTCAGCCTGGGCGAGCACAGCAACGTAATCGGCGAGGACTACCGCCGTCACGCGGACACGCGGGCCGACCTCCACCGCAAGGAAGTCGAGCTGCTCGCCATGCAGGCCAGCACGCTCGAAGAGGCCGCCGCCAAGCGCAAAGCCAAGGTCGCCCCGTTCGGTGGCCGCATCGACCCTGAAAAGCACATCGTGGAGGCCACCTTGCCCACGTTCATTCCCCGCCGTGGCACCGAGCTGCAGACCAGCACGCGCATGGCCCAGGCCGCGCCCGAGCTGCTCACGCACTTCGAGGCCGCCAAGGCCCTCACCGCCAAGGGCGTAGCCATGTCGCCCGAGCTGGTGGCCACGCTCAAGAACCTGCATCCCGAGGGCGTGCCGGTGACCGAGCTGGATGCCCTCAAGGACCGCCTCACGGTGCGCGCCGGGCTGCGCGTGGTGGGAGGGGGCCAGTGATGCACGCCACCACCTCCATGCCCGTGATGCCGCCCCTGCACGCCGTGCTGCAGCAGCACGAGATCACCCAGGCCGAATTCGCCCGCGCCATGGGCATGTCCGCCGCCGCCACCTGCCGCCTGGTCAAGCACGGCCTGCTGCCCGCGCGCGGCCCTGGCGAAGTACGCAAGCGCGCCGTGGACTACCTCAAGGGCCGTGGCGTGTCCATGGCCCTCCTGCGCGACCTGGTGCTGCCCCCGTCCCGTGTGGTGGCAGCCCGCAAAGAAGTTGGCCCCGCCGAGTTGCACCTCGGCGAGGCCGCCCCCGAGAGCCCTGAACCAACCGAACCCCAGGAGGAAGAGTCGATGTTACTGCGCAACGAAAAGATCACCCCTGCCGCCAAGCGGCACTTCCAGCTGCCCCGCAGCCCGTTCGAGGACGACATCCAGTCGCGCGCGGACGTGTACACCACGGCCAATGGGCGCTACGTCAGCCGCGTCATGCTGGACGCGGCCTTGAACCACAGCTTCGTGGCCATCCTGGGCGAGAGCGGCAGCGGCAAGAGCACGCTGCGCGACGACCTTGAGGAGCGCATCCACGAGGAGCGCCGCCCCATCATCGTCATCAAGCCCTATCCGCGCCAGCCCAAGAAGTCCGGCGGCAAGACCATGCAGCCCAGCCAGATCGAGACGGCGATCTTCCGCACGCTGGCCCCTGGTATGTCGCGCAAGAGCGACCCCGAGGAGCGCTCCAGCCAGATTCACGAGTTGCTCAAGTCCAGCCGCGCAGCGGGCTATTCCCACCTGCTGGTGATCGAGGAGGCCCACCGCCTGCCGGTGGACACCCTCAAGCAGCTCAAGACCTTCATGGAGATGCGCGACCGCCTGCGCCGCCTGATCGGCGTGTGCCTGATCGGGCAGACCAAGGAGATGCGCCAGTTGCTCAACGAGCGCGACCCGGAGGTGCGCGAGATCGTGCAGCGCTGCGAGCAGATCGAAATGGAGCCGCTTGACAACGACCTGCAGGGCTACCTGGAGCACAAGTTCGACCGCGTCGGCGTGAAGCTGGCCGACGTGTTCGAGCCCGATGCAGTGGACGCCATCCGGGCCCGGCTCATCAACAAGGACGCACTGAGCATCTGCCACCCACAGGTGGTCAACAACCTGGTCAGCCGCGCCCTGAACGCGGCGGTGCAGGTGGGCTTTCCCAAGGTGGACGCCCAGGTCATCGCGGGGTGCTGACATGCCGACGTACATGGTCCAGATCACCAACACGGACGGAACCACGAGCCGGCACTACGGCGAGCATGCGGATGCCGTGACCGCTGCCCAGGCGGCGAAAACGAAGTTCCCGGCCGCTGCCCGCATCGAGGCCGAGCCGTACAGCGCCTGGCGGGCTCGCGCCCAGGCGGGCGTCTCGGCCCGGCATGACACCGAGAAGTTGCCTTGCGGCGGGTTCTACTTCGCGCCCGGCGCGGACGATGACCTGGTGCCGCGCCACCGCTGGCGCATGGCGCCCCGCTCCTGGATCGAGCGGGTGGCGCTCGACGTCATCAAGCTGCTGCTGATCGGTGGAGCCATCGGCGCCGCCGCCGGCTATCTGCAGGCGAAAGGCTGGCCCCTGTGACCAAAGCGGCCGAGACCATCGCCTGCCCCGCCTGCGGCACCGAGCTGACGCTGGAGCACCTGGTGGGCCACCTGGACGACGAACACGCGTTCGCCCGCCTGGTGGCCCTGAGCGTGCCCATGGCCCACCTGGTGGTGCAGTACATCGCCCTGTTCGCGCCCGAGAAACAGCGCCTCACGCTGCGCAAGAAGGTGCGCATCATCCAGCAGCTGGTGCCCGACCTGCAGCGCCAGGCAATCACGCACAAGGGCCGGGACTGGCCAGCGCCTCTGAACGCCTGGGCCGATGCCATCGAGCAGATGCTGGCCGCGCGCACCGCCGGGCGACTCAAGCTTCCCATGTCCGGCCATGGCTACCTCTACGCCGTCCTGGCAGGCATAGCCGACAAGCAGGAGCACCAGGCCGAAGAGCAGCACGAGCAGCAGCTGCGCACCGGCCCGCGTGCGCCCACCGTCAACGGCCCGGCCAGCGTGGCCGACCTGGTGCAGGGCATGCCCGCCACCAACCCTCGGCCAGCGCCTTCGGCGCCAGTGCCCGCAGGAACCTCCCCCACCGTGCGCGCCTGGCGCGCAGAGATCGAACGCAAGAAAGGAGCCTGACATGGCAACCCTCCAAGACATCCAGAAGCGCGCGGCCACGCTGAGTGAAGCCCGCGACAAGCTCTCCGTACTGATGCTCACCCTGCAGGCCAATATCGACACCGTCAAGAACGGCGCCATGTCCGATATCAAGCGGGTCTCACGCCAGATAGCCAAGGAGCATGCCGAGCTGGCCGAACTGATCAAGGCCAACCCCGAGCTGTTCGCCAAGCCGCGTAGCTACGTGGTGGACGGGATCAAGTTCGGCATGCAGGCGTCGCAGGGGTCACTAAAGTGGGAGGACGACGACAAGGTCTGCACGCGCATCAGGCGCATGGCCGAGGCGGGCGAGATCTCGCCTGACCAAGTCGAACTGCTCATCAAGACCACCGAGAAGCCGGTGGCGAGCGTGCTGGCCCAGCTGGAGCCCGGCCTGCGTAAGCGCCTGGGCGTATCAGTGGAGGGCGACGGCGATCAGCCCCTCATCAAGAGCGTGGACAGCACCGTGGAGAAGGCGGTGAACAACCTGATCAACGCGGCCATCAAAGAGGCCCAGGCCGAGGGGGGCTGACCATGGGCAGCATCCAATCCTGCAAGAGCGCCATCGGCTACCTCTCGCCGGGCGAGCGCGACGGCTGCCACTCCTGCGCCAATGTGCGCGAAGTGCAACACGGTCTCCCTGCATCCCGGTTCAGATACCCGGGCCATCAATGCGGCCTGCACGGCTTCATGGTCGCGGCCACGGGCATCTGCAACAAGCACACGCCCAAGGGGCAGAAAGGCAGTGCAGCATGAGCACCCACGCTACCTATCGCGTTACCGCTGACTGGTTCAGCGATGCCGAAGTCACCCTGCAGGTGGACCTCGATGTGCTGACGCCAGCGCTCGCAGCAGAGATCAACAAATTTTGGTCGAGCGCCGAGGACCGCCTGCAGGACGAAGATGGCGACGTGGTGCGCGCGGTCGTCCGCATGTTCGGCGCAGCTGCGATACGCCACTTCATGGACGATGGCGGCGCGAGCTTTGGACCGCGCTCGGAGGGCGACCGCTACTGGACAGAGGAAGTGTTCAAGGCCCAGGTTGAAGGCTGGCCTGACCTCGACGGCCTGGGCATCTTGATCCTGGGGGCGGAAGTCTCTGCCGTGGGCTACGACGATGTGACGCTGGAGTCGCTATGACATCCGGCTTCAACCTCCTCGGCGACCACAAGCAGATGGCAGACCGCCCGCCGCTTGACCAGGCTCGCCACGCGCTGGTCCACCTGCTCATGCGCATCCGCGATCACGACTACGTCGGCTGGTACCTCGGTCCCGGAACGCAGGCTTTCGACCTGGCTACCGAAGCGTATGCGGCCGTGACAGGCCGCCCGCTCGATGAACTGCGGCGCGAATTCGCACCGCGCAACCCCACTGACCCCCGCGATGGAATGGAGTAGCAACATGGCCACGCAACAAGCAACCACATACACGCCCCTCGAAGGCTCTGCAGCCTGGAAGGTGATTCAGTTCCTCGCAGCGAACCCCGGCGAGAAGCTCGACGCGGACAAGATCTCGGCCAAGTGCGACTGCGACCGCCGCAGCGTGCACACGCTGCTGGGCAAAGCCGTCCAGGCCGGACTGCTCAAGCGCGCCGAGGATCTGGAGGAAGGCGAGCTTGTCTACAGCCTTGGCGAAGGGGCGGTACTGCCGGGCGTGGAGCCTGGAGCGGGCGCGTCCGGCTTCCATGGCTGGCTGGAACGCAAGGGTCAGTCTTCAGCCGAAGGACGCCCACGCCGCAGCAGCGCGAGCGCTGGCAAGTCGTCCCCCCCCCCCACACACATCGGGGGATGCCTCACCCGCCAGGAAGCGCGGCACGCCCTTCTGGTGCGACGTCTCGGCCATTCAGATCGACAGGGGCATCGCCATCCCTGGCCGCTCCAGGGCGCTCGACTGGACGCCGTTGCTGCAACGCCTGGAGGTGGGCGATTCGTTCCTGCTCCCCTTCGAAGCCAAGTCCGCTATCGGTACGGCTCTCACGGAGTTCAAGGCGACGGCAGCCGGCAGGGTGCTCACCAGCCGCAAGGTGGAAGACGGCATCCGTGTGTGGAGGGTTGAGTGATGACCAGTAACCCTTTCGCGGCGGGCATCCACGCCGGCGTGCAAACCTACCACTGCGTGGCCGAGGACCGCATCCGCGCCGCCTCGCGCTTCGACAAGGCCCAGTGCGAGGCGGCACTGCAGCTGCCACATCTGCAGAAGACCGTGGCGGCAGCCGTGCAGCGCCGCATGCGCTATCTCGACAGGATCACCACCGTGCTGCACTTCACCGACCACGGCCAGGACTTCCTGCGGTGGGAACTCGATGTCAAGGGCCACGTGATCGGCTGCGAGCCGGCCCAGGCATGGCTCTGGCTCGGAAAGCGGGTGCTGTTCCACGAGGCGCTGCGCCCCGGGGGGCTTGTGCATTTCGTGAGCAAAGGGGACTCGGACAGCCGGAACATCCGCTATCCGCTTGAGCGTGTTGAGCACAAACAAGGGAGCGCGACATGACCAACGACCGCATCCAGAAGTGGCTCGCCCACTTTGCGCGGCACGAAGCCAACCGCGCCTTGATCGAGGAGCAGCCCGGCCCGCTGATAGCAGAGGCCGCCGAGATCATCCGCGCGCTTGCCGGACCGGATGGTGCTCTTGGGATCGCCGACGAAGCGGCCAGCACCATGATCTGCGCCGAATGCCCACACCACGTAGAGGACGGCCTGGACTACTGGGAAACCTCGCCCCGCCAGGCTGCGATGGTCCTGGACGAAGAAGAGGCCGATATCGACCGTGACGTCGGCCGGGCCGTGCGCTACCTGAGCGCCAGGGGCCTGCTCGCTGCTCACCCCAACAACCTGCGCCTGGTGCGCATCCTGATGGAGATCTGATCCATGTTCGCCAACCTCATCATCTACCGCATCGGCACCCTTGCCGCCACGCTCGACCAGGCCGAAGCCGCGCTCCAGAAAGCACCCTTCACCGAGTGCGGCGCCACCCAGGAAAAATCCAGCGGCTGGGTGCCACCGCGCGGCGAGGCGCACGGCGCGCTGGTCGAATCCATCGGTGGGCACTGGATCGTGCGCCTGATGGCGGAGACCAAGGCCGTGCCTGGCGATGTGCTGCGGCGCGACGTGGACGCCCGCGCAGCGGCCGTCGAAGCCGAGACGGGCCGGCGGCCGGGCAAGAAGGAGCGGCGCGAGCTGCTGGACGAAGCGCGCCTGGCGCTGCTGCCCCACGCGTTCTCCCGGCGCGTATCCACCTGGTGCTGGATCGACCGCGAGGCTAGCCTGCTGGTCATCGACACGGCCAGCCAGGCGCGCGCCGACGAAGTGGCGACCCTGCTGGTGGAAGCGCTGACCGGCCTGTCGCTGGCACCGCTCAACACCCAGACCAGCCCCCAGGCTGCGATGGCGCATTGGCTGGTTGAGCAGGAGCCGCCCACGGGTTTCACCGTGGACCGCGAGTGCGAGCTCAAGGCCAGCGACGAGAGCAAGGCCGTGGTCCGCTACGCCCGCCACCCGCTGGACATCGTGGAGGTGCAGGGCCACATCTCGGCGGGCAAGCTGCCCACCAAGCTGGCACTCACCTGGGACGACCGCGTCAGCTTTGTGCTGACCGAGCAGCTGCAGGTCCGCAAGGTTGCATTCCTGGATACGGTATTCGAGGGCACCAAGTCCGACGACGGTGGTTTTGACGCGGATGTGGCGATCGCTACGGGCGAGCTCGCAAAGCTGATCCCCGACCTGATCGCAGCCCTGGGTGGCGATGCCAGCGATGCAGACCACTCATGAAGCGTCACGGAGCCACGGAAATGCCTTCCAAAACGTTCCAAACGGGAAATCCAGGGGGTTGCCCCGTCTGCGCCGGTCGGCCCCTAAAAACCGCTGCGGGGTTGCAGGTGCTGGCGGTGTCCATCCTGGGCTCGGTTTTCGGGGTGCTGGGTGCGCTGCTGCTCGCCATGCCCGCGCTGCCGGCCTGGGGCTTCGGCGCGTTCCTGGTCAGCAACGTGGCCTGGCTGGTGGCAAGCGCGCGGCAGCGGCAATGGCCCTTCCACCTGCAGCAATGGGTTTTCCTGCTGTGCAGCCTGCTGGGCCTGTGGAACTGGTGGCTCGGGCCGTTGATCCTGGGATGATGCGATGAAGAAGATCGTCTTCGGCTGCGCCACCAGCATCGGCACGGCCGCTATCGTCACCGGCTGGCAGTTGCGCTGCGGCATGGTCATGCACCGTAGCCTGTATGCGCGCGGACTGGTGGAAGGGCACTGGACTGTCAGCGATCCGGTCACCGGCGGCCGCATTGCCGGCGGCTGGGGCATGGCGGCTGCGCTGGCCGGCTATCGCCAGGTGGTGGCCTCCTACGGCTCCGGCTATGCCGAAGCGCTCGCGGCCGCACGCCAGGCCCACCAGCACGCCAAGAGGCGGGGAGCCGCAGCATGAAGTCCAGCCATATCAGCGCCATCCACGTCCTCAAGGGAAAGCTGCAGCTCACGGACGACGACTACCGCGCGCTCCTCAAGGGCCTGACCATGAAGAGCAGCAGCAAGGACATGACGGACAAGGAGCGCCAGGCCGTGCGCGACCACCTGCAGAACCTGGCCGAGCGCATGGGCGTGGTCAAGCCGCTGCCGCAGCGCCGGCGCGTCGGCCGCAGCTTTGCCCAGGCCAAGGCGGCGGCCAGCCCGCGTGAACGCAAGGTATGGGCACTGTGGCACCAGCTGCACCGCGACGGGCTCGTGCACGACAACAGTGGGGCCGCGCTAAATGCGTGGGTGCAGCGCACGGTGCACGTGAGCGCGCTGGCGTTCGCCACCGGGCCGCAGCTCGATACGCTGATCGAAGCGCTTAAAGCGTGGCAGCTTCGGGGGCACCATGGCTGACATGCCGTTGCTCGCGCCGCTGCACGCCATCTTTCCGCTGGGCTTTCCTGCGGCGCTGTGCGAGATCGCCGAGCAGCTCTACCTGCAATTGATGGATGAGCACCTGGGCGCTGACAGCGCGGACCGTGCCCACGTGCTCGCCTCGATCGCCATGCGCCAAGTCGAGCGCTTGAGTTCGGCGCTGGGCGGTGGCAACTTGTACGTACACAAGGGCATCAGCTATCGGCTCACCCCGCGCAACCGCCAGATGTGCGCCGAGTTCCGGGGGGATTACAAGGCCTTGGCGCGCAAGTACAAGCTCTCCGAGCAGCAGGTACGCAACATCGTCGACGTTTGGCAGCACGGCGAGTTCAAGAAAAAGCAGTGTGATATGTTCCCCGAGGCGCAAGCTGGTGGTGCCGCGCAGCACCACGGCCACGGCAGGAAGGCCAGGCGCAAGGTCTAGCTTGCGTGCCTCGCGCGCGCACGGGGCCGCGCCGAAAAAGTAAAACACTTTATTTAGAGCGCAGACGGGCGCCGCGCGACAGTGCGGCCCATGCCTCAAGCCGCCGCCCCCGCTCCCAAGCCACTGCACATCTTCAAGCCCGGCCGCTGGCTCACGCTGGCGGGCGAGGCCATCGAGTTTGGCGAGGCCGAACTGGCTGCATCGGCCGCAGCCTACGACCCCAAGATCAGCAAAGCCCCCCTGGTGGTGGGCCACCCCAAGACCGACGACCCGGCAAAGGGCTGGACCGTCGCGCTCACGGCCAATGAGCGCGGCCTGTTCGCAGCAGTCGACAAGGTGGACCCGGCGTTCGCCGAGTCGGTGCGCAAGGGCGAATACGGCACCGTCAGCGCCAAGTTCTACCGCCCGACAGATCCGCACAACCCAAAGCCGGGCGCCTGGTATCTGCGCCACATCGGCTTCCTGGGTGCGCATCCGCCTGGCGTGAAGGGGCTGGACGACCCCGAGTTCGCCGAAGGCGCGGGCGCGGAAGACGACGGCTGCGTGTGTTTCCAGGAGGGCGTGGCCTTCGGCGAGTGGGACGTCATGACGTCCGCAAACCTGTGGCGCCAGCTGCGCGACTGGATGGTGTCCAAGTTCGGCCTGGACGAAGCCGACAAGGTGCTCCCCAACTACGACGTGCGTGCCCTGGAGCTGGGCGCGCAGGAAGACATCAATGCGCGCCGCAGCAGCGGCGCCAGCTTTGCCCCCGCCGCGTTCGGCGAGGGCGACCCCGTTCCATCCCCGTCCCCCAAACCAGCAACCGAAAAGGAGTCCGCAGTGACCGACCAGGAAGCCGCGCAGCTGCGCGAAAACAACGCCGCCCTGCAGCGGCAAAACGAGGAGCTGCGCCGCGCCAGCCAAGAGCGCGCGGCCAAGCAGGTCCGCGACGACAACGTCGCATTCGCCGAGGGCTTGGTGAAAGAGGCCCGCATTCCTTCGGGCATGAAGGACCAGGTCGCGGCCATCGGCGCGCAGCTGCAGTCCACGCCCGACGTCGAGTTCGGCGAGGGCGATGCCAAGAAGCCCATGCACCAGGTGTTCCGCGAGCTGCTCCAGGCGCTGCCCGCCCAGGTGGAATTCGGCGAGACCGCCTCGCGTGAGCGTGCGGCCGCGCCTGGCGCCGGCGGTGCAGACGAGTCGCCGGTGGAGTTCGCCGAGGGCGCCGACCCCGAGCGCGTGGCGCTGGACAAGCGCATCCGCGAGCACGCGAACAAGCACAGCATGAGCTACGCGGCAGCGGCCAACGTGCTCATGAAGTCCAAGTAACCCAACCCCATCCCCAAGGAGCAACACATGGGACGTTTGAGCAAACTGCGCGTGGTGGACCCCGTCCTCAGCGCGCTGGCCCTCGGCTACAGCAATGCCGAGTTCATCGGCCACCACCTGCTGCCATTCGTGGAGGTGGAGAAGGAAGGCGCCAAGATTCCGAAGTTCGGGAAAGACGCTTTCAAGATCTACAAGACCGAGCGCGCACTGCGCGCGGCCTCCAACCAGATCGTGCCCGACGAGCCGGACGACGTGACGGTGGTGCTGACCGAGCACGACCTGGAGTTCCCCATCGACTACCGCGAGGATGCTGAAGCGGCTTACCCGCTCCAGGCGTATGCCACCTACCGGGTGACCGAAGGCATCCGCATCCGGCACGAGAAGATGGTGGCCGACATTGTCCAGAATCCGGCCAACTACCCCTCGGGCAACAAGATCGCCCTATCCGGCAGCGACATGTTCTCGGACCCGGACAGCGACCCCGAAGGCGTTGTGGACGATGGCCGCGCAGCCATCCGCGCCAAGATCGCCAAAGAGCCCAACACCATGGCCATCGGCTACCGCACTTGGCGCGCGCTCAAGCGCCACCCGAAGCTGCGAGCCATCCTGAGCGATACCCGCCCGCGCCTGGTGCAGTTGGCCGACCTGCGCGAGATCTTCGAGGTGGACAACATCGTGGTGGGCAAGGGCGTGTATGCGTCCGATGCGGGCGCCACCAGCGACCTGTGGGGCAACACCCTGGCGCTGGCCTACGTGCCGCCCGGCGCTCCCTCCAAGGCCGGGGATGCGCCCGTGCGCACCGCCTACGAGCCGAGCTTCGGGTACACCCTGCGCAAGAAGGGCAACCCGGTGGTGGATACCCGCCTGGACCCTGGCGGCAAGCTGGAGTGGGTGCGCAACACCGACATCCAGGCCCCCTACCTGCTCGGCGCAGAAGCGGGCTACCTGGTCACCGGCACGGTGTGAGGTGAATGACATGGCAACCACGAAGACCACGTCCACCAAGACCGCTGCGGCCAAGGCTGCACCCGCACCCGCACCCGCAGTTGCTCCCGCTTCGAGCCCGGCCCCGGCCGAGGGCGCCACGGCGGCGGCCGAGGCTGCGCAGGCGACGTCCAGCGCATCGATCGCCCAGGGCACCGACAGCCAGGCCGAAGCCGCTGGGGGCGCTGCGGAGGGGCAGTCGCCAGCGGCTTCCGATGCGCAAGCCTCGGCGCCGCCTCCGCCTCCGCCCCCGCCTCCGCCTGCGGTCGAGGCCGACCCCTTCGCCAAGCGCGCCTACGTGGTCGGCACCGTGCCCATTCGCCATGACGGCGAGGTCTACGGCGTGGGCTACAGCATCCGCCTGACCCGCCGCGAAGCCGACCGCCTCGCCGGTCTGGTGGCCCCTATCCCCGAGTGAGGTTGACCCACTATGAAAACTGAGCACATTGTCCTGACCATTTCCATCCTGGCCGCCGTCGCGCTGAACAAGAAGCGCTTCGTGACGTCGGCCGGCGCGGTTCCCGCAGCAGGCGCCTGGTGCCCCGGCGTCACCAACGCCGGCTATGACGCTGGCGAGCAGGCTGGCGTGGACGTGCAGGGCGTGATCCTGGTCGAGTCGGGCGGCGCGATCGCGGCCGACGCCGAGGTGCAGACCGATGCGACTGGCTGCGCGATCACCAAGGCTGCAGGCGTGGGGCTGGGCCGCACGCTGGATGCCGCGAGCGGCGCCGGCGAGTACATCCGCATCCAGCGCTGACCAGGCCGGCACCGAGCGACCGCCATGGCCTCCATCACGTACGGCACCATCTTCGACCTGGTCGCGGCCGCCACGGGCGGCTGGACCGAGCTGGCCCAGCGCGCAGCGCCCGAGGACGTGCTCGACCCACGCCTCCTGGAGGTGGTGGCCACGGCCGGGGATGCGAGCGACTGGACGGCCGATGCGATCGCCGTGGCAGCCGCCGCGCTGGCACGCCTGCATGACGCCATGGAGCGCGCCAGCCGGCATGCTGACACCTACCTGTTCCCCCGGTACCGCTCGCGCATGCCCCTGCCGCTGGACATGGTGCAAGGCAGCAGCCTGCCGGCCGCCGTGGCCGCGATCGCGCTCAAGCGTCTGTACGGCACCACGGTGCCGGAGGAGCTGCGGCGTGGCGCTGCATGGGCGGACGACTACCTGCGCGACCTGGCCAAGGGCGCCGTGAGCCTGGGCGGCACCGACACCGAGGTGGCGCAGCCGGCCGGGCACATCGTGACGCGCGCGCCGCGCAGCGCCTTCGACTGGGGTGCGTACTGATGTCCGCCACGCCCACGCCTGTGCCCGAACTGCACCCCAACGACTTCCTGGCGCCGGAGCCCGCCATCGTGGCCCGGCTGCAGGAAGCGCTGGCGGATCTGCGCCCCAAAGTGCATGTGCTCACGGCCGCGCAGCTGGCCACCGTGCGCGAGGACACGCAGCCAGTGCCTGCCGTGCATGTGGTGTGGAACGGATTTCGGGTGCTGGAGTCGCGCGTCGACGGTGCCGCTGCCCGCCTGGATCACACCTGGTTGATCGTGACCGCTGTGCGCAACGTGAGCCAGCTGAAGTCCGGCGCGGCCGCGCGCCTGGATGCAGGGCCGATCGCGGCGCGAGCCGGCGCGGCGCTCATGGGCTTCCGCCCGCCGAACGTCCAAGGGCCGCTGCGCCTGGCACCCGCGCCCGGTGCCGGCGGCAGCAACGGGTTTTTCTATCTGCCGCTCGCCTTTCAGGTCGAGACGGTGTTTCAACGCTGACCACTACAGGAGCCATCATGGCCGTCGAAGTACTCAAGAAGATTTTCAAGCCCAGCATGACGGTGGGCCCCGTGTATGCGCGCCCGTATGGCGCCACGACCGCGCCGATGCCTGTGGGCAACGTGCTGGAGCTGGTGCTGGAGCACACCGAGGATGTGCAGACCCAGGACGACATGACGGTGCTGGGCGGCGGCACCCACGCCGAGGTGCGCCGCGTCAAAGAGGTGAAGGTCAAGATGAAGATGGCCGACCTGAACGTGGTCAACCTAGCGCGCGCTTCGCTCGGCACGGTGGCCGGCATTGAAGCGGGCACCGCCAGCGAGACCTACACGGCGGCACTGGGCGGCCTGCTGCCCCTGGCCCACCTGGCCCCCTCGGCCGTGACGATCACCAAGCCGGGCGGCACCACCACGGTGCCCGATGAGCAGCACGCCGCCGTGGACAAGGGCGACCTGGTCGTGCTGGTGCATTCCAACCCCACCGCCGTGTCCGTGAAGGTGGGCGCAACGCTGGGCGCCGCCACGCTTGTGGCCGCTGCCGGCAACTACACCGTCCAGAGCACGGGCGTCCAGGTGCTCGCGGATGCGGCCGACATCCCGGATGGCAGCACGCTGTGGATCACCTACACCTACCCCACGGGCACGGTGGTGCCCATGGCAGGCAACTACCTGCTGCGGCCGGAGGGCATCCTGGTGCTGGAGAACGCGCTCAACATCCAGTCGGGCGACGCATTGAGCGTCGGCTACAGCTATGGCGCTTACGCCGCCATTGAAGCGCTGACGACCAAGGCACCCGAGTTGGAGTTCCTCTTCGGCGGTCTGAACGAAGCCGACAGCGGCAACCCCCAGGTGGTCAACATCTGGCGGGCCAGCCAGGGCGTCACGAAGGCGCTCTCGCTCATCAACAAGGGCTTCGGCTCTCTCGACGTCGAGGGCACGGTGCTGCAAGACCCGACCAAGACGGGCGATGGCATCAGCAAGTACTACCGCACGCGCATGACCTGATCCCGCCTCCGGCACCTCCCACGGGCCGCCCGCCGCTCCACCAGGCGGCGCGCGGCCCGAATCGTTCCTGGCCCGCCACGCTGCAGCAACCGCAATGACAAACGAGAACCACATCGACTTCACCGTCCGCGTCAAGAACGACGGGCTCGGCGAGCTCGCGAGCGACCTCGGCAAGGTCGAGGAAGGCGCCAAGGACCTGGGCGCGGCTGGTGTGGCGGCGGGTGATGCGCTCGACCAGCTCGACAGCGGCGCCCGCCAGGCCGGCGAGGGTGTGGAAGCACTGGCGCAAGCCCAGGATGAAGCCGCAGAGCAAAGCGCGGAGCTGGGGGCTGGTACTCAGGCCGCCAGCAAGGGCGTGGACGACGTGGGGCGGGCGGCCAGCCAGGCGGGCGAGAAACTGGCCGCGCTGCGCAAGGAAGTGGACGCAAAGACGGCGGCGATCAAGACCGGCCTGCAGGTCGAGCAGAGCGAGATCGAGCTGCAGCGCCAGCACCTGGCGGCCAGCCAGGCAGAACAGCAGGCCCGGTTGCGGACGGCCCAGGCCAAGGGCGACGAAGCGGCAGCCACGCGCGCCCAGAACGCGCTGGCCCAGATCGAATCCGAACAGCTCGCCCTGGTCGCGCGCGCCAAGCGTGCCGAGGCGACAGCCATCCAGCAATCGACCGCCGCCCGCCGTGAGGAACTGGCGGCGGTGGGCCCGCTCAATGCGGCCCAGGCGCAGGAGCTGCAGGCGGCCGAGAACTATGCCCGCGCGTTGAGGGTGGAGGCTGCCGCCGCCGACCAGGCCGCGCAGCGCGCCAAAGAGCTGGGTAGCGCCCACCGCAACAGCGCGGGCGCTACGGACCAGCTCAGTGCGCGCGTCACGAACCTGACGGGCTTGCTGGGGCAGATGGCCGGCGCATTGGGCGCCGCCTTCACGTTCCGCGAGCTTGTGTCCGCTGCCGCGCAGATGGAGCAGCTGCGCAGCGGGCTCGCGGCCGTCACGGGGGATGCCGCCAAGGCGGGCAAGGAACTGGAGTTCGTGCGCACTGTGGCCGGTCGCATCGGCGCCGACGTGACCGAGGTCGGCAAGGCCTTCCTCAGCCTGGCGGCATCGACGCGCGGCACGGCCGTGGAAGGCGAGCCCACGCGCCAGGTGTTCGAAGCCGTGGCCACGTCCATGGGCAAGGCCGGCAAGAGCAGCGCGGAGACCTCGCTAGCACTGCAAGCCCTCTCGCAAATGGCGAGCAAGGGCGTTGTGCAGATGGAAGAGCTCCGTGGGCAGCTCGGGGAGCAGTTGCCCGGCGCGCTGAATGCGGCGGCCAAGGGTATGGGCATTACCACCGCCGATCTGATCAAGTTGGTCGGGGAAGGGAAGGTCGCCGCCGAGGATCTGTTCCCGGCGCTGGCCAAGGGCCTGAATGAGCTGTACGGCGGTGCATCTGCTGCTCAGACCTTGAGCCAGGAGATCGCCAACGTCAAGAATGCTGTCACCGAGATGGCCGCGAACATTGGCGATGCCGGGGGGCTGTCCGCGCTGAAGACGGGCGCGGAGCTTGCGCAAGGCGCGATCGTGTCGCTGGATGTGGCCTTGGTTGCCGCTGGCAAGTCAATCGGCACTGTGCTTGCTGCCATCGCGAACCGTGACTTTTCCCAGCTGAAGCAGTCTTTCGCGGATATCCAGCAGGAGGCCCAAGACAAGTTGCTCAAGGCGGCGCAGCACAACGAAACCCTGCGCGCTGCACTGAAGGCCAGTGGTGATGAGGCCCTGATCACGGCGCTGGCCCAGCAACAGGCCGGCGCAGCAGCTGCGGCGGCTGGCTCAGCTGCTGCCCAGTCCTCTGACAACTGGGTGCGCCTAAACAACGGATACCGCCTTGTGCTGGACAGCGTGCGTGAGCAAATCGCACTGGCCGAAAAGAGCGTGATCGCCCGCGACGCAGAGGGCAAAGCGTCCACGGCGCTGGCTCAGGCCTTCGGCACGGAAAAAGAGCAGCGCGACGCCCAGGTAAAAGCCACTGAAGCAAATGCCACGGCGTTGGGCGAGCTTGCCAAGCAAAGGGTGGTCGAGCTCGAAACCATGAAGGCCCAGCTTCAGAGCCTGCAGGCCGAGGCAAAGGAGAAAGGCAAGCTCTCGGAGGAGCGCGCCAAACAGACGGCCGAGCTGACAAAGCAGATCGCCTTGCGCCAGGCGGACGCCGACAAGGCCGTCGCACAGGCCCAGGCATCGCGCCTGGCGGCCGAACAGGCGAAGGCCGAAGCCGAGGCATACAAGGACAACAGCGCCCGCGTCCACGAACTGCGCGACGCCTACGACCGCGCCAAGGCCAAGCTGGAGGAGCTGCGGGCGGCCAAGGCAGCGGGCAAGGCCACCACCGAGGATGTCACCAAGGCAGAGCTCGCCGCTGGAAAGGCCGCGTTGTTGTACCGCGACGCGCTGCAGGACCAGCTCCAGTCCATTGAAGCCAAGCGCAATCTGCAACGCGCCGACATCGACGTGCAGTCCACCGCCGTGCGGCTTGCCATGGAGCAGCAGCGTGCCATCTACGAGGTGGCACGGGCGCGGGGCGATGAAAAAACTGCGATGGCCGCGCAAAACGAGATGCGCCGGCTGGAGATCGAGCTGCTCACCCTCACCGCCGAGGCCAAGCGAGCCGAGGCAGAGGCAGCAATCGCCAGCGCTGCTGCCAAGAAGGCCGAGCTGATCGCCGCTGGTGAATACAACGGGGTCAAAAAGCTGGAGATCGAGGCCGCCATGAAGGCCGCCGAGGTCAAGCGCATGGAGGGGGACATCGCGGATGTCGCGGCAAACAAGCTGCGGAACCTGGCTCAGGTACAGCAACAGGTGGGCAGCAACGCTGCGGGCGCGGCGGGCGGTGTGGACAAGCTCACGGGGGCTTTGAACCGCCAGGGTGATGCAACGCAGCGCCTCAATGATTTGCGGGCTGGGCGAGTTTCCAGCACTGGCCAGGAGCTTGGTGAGGGAGTGACAGAGGTGGGGTCGGGCGGGGACCACTACCGCAATAGAGACGGTTTCACGTCCGATGCCAAGGGCAATGTGCAGCAGCAGTTTGTTTGGACGCGCGGTTCCATCATTGACTATCTCAAACAGGCGGGGCTGGCGCAGGAGCTGGCCGAGCGTCTGTCCAAGGACTTCCTGAACCCACAAGGTGGCGTCTCTTACGAGGCCAGCGAGGCGCAGAAGAAGTGGGGCGGGCGCTACGGCACCTTGTCTGAGGCGCTGGGCAAAATGAGCGAGTACTACAAGTACGACGACACGGGCAAGCAAGAGGCCGCCCGGATGCTGGACTACGAGAAGACGCGCCGCGACACGCCGCAGCGAGGAAGCTCTGAAGGCAGTTCTCAAGGCGCGGGCGCCACCTATGTCTCCAACATCACCCTGCCGGGCGCCCAGCGTCCCGTAGCGCTGCGTTTCGCCGACGCGCAAAGCCAGTCCGCCGCCGAGCAGCTGCTGCGCGACCTGGCCGCCGCCCGAGGGGTCGCCCAATGATCACGCTCACCTACGGCGGCACCACGCTGGAGCTGCCCGACCGCCTGATCTGGACCGACGAGTACCAATGGAGCCCCGTGGTCTCCGAGCTGCGGTGGGGCACTACGGGCGCCCTCATCCAGCACGTCGGCGCTCGCCAGGCGGGCCGCCCCATCACGCTCGACGGCCGCGCGTCTCAGGCATGGATCAGCCGTGCCATGTGCGACCAACTCAACGCCTGGGCTGCGCTGCCCGGTGCCGAGTTCGAGCTTGTCGTGCGCGGCGTGGCCCGCGCGGTGCGGTTCTTCTCCGGGCAAGGCGCGCCCTTCGAGGCCGAGACCATCTGGCCCCTGCTGTTCGACGGCGAGCACACGCCCGAGCTGCGCTACCGCCCCTTCTTTCGCTTCATCGAGGTTTAAACATGCCATTGCTCGCTGGCGACATCCGCTTTGCCCGGTCGGCCAACATGGCCGACGTGGCCGAGGGCGGCGGCCCGCCGTCCGCCACGCTGCTTACGTCCGGCCGCTCCAACGAGATCTTCCCGGACATCTCCGAGGAGACCCGCACCGTGGGCCGGGTGGAGATCTATCAAATCTTCAGCCTGCTGCGCAACACCGACACCGCGCCGCTGCTGGGGGCCAACGTGATCCTGGCCGAGCCTCCGGCAGACCCCAAGGTCTCGGTCACGCTGCTGTCGCTCAAGAACCCTTTCGCCACGCGCGCCGACATCGCCAAGCGCATCGAGTCGGGCATGGCGCCGGGCAGCGAGTTCGCGGGCTACCTCCTCGAAGCGCACTACACGACCATGCGCAGCATCCAGGTGCTGCAGCGCCCCGGCATGGCGCCGCCCGCCATTGGGCGCACCTATCTGCTGGTCTATCTGGAAGGCCAGGCGGGCGAGCGCCGCACCCGCGTGCGCATCAAGAACTTCGCCACACAGGTACGGACCTTCACCGAGATCGTCAACAACCAGCTCGTGGATTTCCAGGCCCAGGTCACCACCTGCGAACTGTTCGACGGCCTGCCGTACGACTTTCCCGGCTCGCCCCCCTCGCGCACCTATGCGCGCGGCGCCAACAAGACGCTGATGCGCGAGACGGTCTATTCCGACTCGGGCCTGTTCTATTCGGCGTCGCGGCTGACGGCTGCCACGCAGATCACCGACCTGTGGCTGTCGGTGGCCTCGGTCTATACGCAGGTGGTGCCGAACAGCCGCACCGAGGTGGCCTCGGTCGATCAGCAGCCCGCCGCTCGGCGCGTGCTCACGCTGGCGACGGCTCCGCGCCTGGTGGAAGTGGGCATCACGCCGCACACTCAGCGCTACAAGATCGATGAAGTCAACGCCAGCACCGTTTTCGTATTCCAGTGCACGCCGCTGCCCGAGCCCGGCACCATCTTCATCGACTACTGGGCGCTCGGCCAGCGCTACACCATCACGGATGATGGTGAGGGAAAGCTCACCGGCGCGGGCGGCGGCGCGGCCAGCTACCTGACGGGCAGCATCAACGCCACGCTCAAGGCCGTGCCTGACATTGGCAGCATGGTCACCTTGAGCCACGGTGCGCGCGTGGCCTATACCAACCGCACAGCCCAGGGCGCGGCGGTGCGGGCGCCCGAGTACTCCTGGGTGATCGAGGGCGACACCGACACCGACCGCGTGGTGCCTGGCACGCTGGTGATCGGCTACCCCAGCGGGGGCGTGGTGCGCACCGTGACCGACAACGGCAGCGGCAAGCTGCAGGGCGCGGGTACGGGCGTGATCGACTACCCCAGCCGCACCGTGCTGCTGCGGCCGCAGTACATGCCCGACGCCGGAGCACAGCTCCAGGTGGACTGCGACCTCGAAGCCCTGGTCACCGAGATCATCCCGGCCCCCGGGCCCGACGCGGCAGGCGTGATCGCCTTCGGCCTGGCGCAGCAGCCAGCAGCGGGCACCCTGAGCGTGCAGTGGGTCACCGCGCGCTCCGTCAGCAACACCAGCGGCGGCCAGCTCACCACGACCAGCGCCAGCAAGTCCACCAACGTGACCTACACGATCCGCTCCGTTCCCGAGTACCAGGAGCCGGGCGCGGGCAGCACCAGCGGCACGGGCCTGGCCATCGGCTGGCACTGATACGGAGCACCCACACCCATGAGCATCAACTACATCCAGCGCCCCATTGCCGTGACCACTGCATCGGGATCGAGCGCCACGCTCACCGAGGAGACAGGCACGATCAGCGACGGCCGGATCGCTGTGGTCCGCATCGCCACGGACGACGGCGCGGGCAGCTTTCTAGGCCAGTACGGCACCATCAACTACGTGGGCAAGGCCGTGTCGCTGGTCGTGACTTCCTTCGACCGCTCCACCACGTCGTACAAGAGCGACTACGAGAACGCGGCCGAGTTTGCCAACACCATCGCGGACGGCGGCGGCAGCTCCAACGGCAACAGCCGCAAGGGCGCGAGCTACGGCACCGCCACCGTGGGCGAAGAGCTGCTCGCAAACTCTTCCCTGGTGGTCCGCTACCGCGTGGGCGCGGGCGTGCCCGTGGGCAAGAGCCAGACGTTCACGCCGCCCGCCGTCACCATCGACCTGTGCCCCTACACCGCGCATCCCATCGTGGCGGGCTCGGTCATGTTCCGCTGGATGGGCCAGGTCTACAGCGACTTCGAGGGCGTGATCTACCGCGACCGCACAGACACCAGCGCGGGCATCGCCAGCGGGCGCATCGACTATGCGGCGGGGACTGCGCTGATGACCGACTACGTGGTGGGCGGCACCGGCCCTATTGATTTCCTGCTGTTGAGCCTGTGGACCCAGGCCGGACAGTGGAGCACGGCCTGCCTGTTCTTCAACACCGATGCGGCACCGATCCGCGCGGGCGCGGGCGGCTTCGTGCTCACCGTGGTGGACACCCGGGGCGACACGCTCACGGCCACCGTGGATGCGCAGGGCAACATCACGGGCGCGCACATGCTCGGGCGCATCGACTTCTCGCGCGGCGGGGTGGAGCTGCAATTCGGCGACTTCGTGCTGGACTCGGCACTCACTGCCGCCGACAAGGCCGAGTGGTGGTACAGCGCCGCCGACGTGGGCGCGGTTCAGGCGGGCAAGGTCTGGCGGCCCTGGCCGGTGGACCCGACCACACTGCGCTATTCGGCCGTGAGCTACATCTACCTGCCGGTGGACGTGAGCTTGATGGGGATCGACCCGGCCGCGCTGCCCGCCGATGGCCGCGTGGCCTTCGCCCGGCCGGGAGATACCTGCGTGGTGGGCATCACGCACGGCGGCGCAGAGTTCGTGCCCAGCGTGGACATGACCTACAGCCTGGGCCATGAGCGCCTGTCCTTCGTGCAGGTGCTCGACGCGGCCACCAGGGCGGAGATTTACACGGGCTACAGCAAGGACCTGGACGCGGGCACGGTGACCTTCACGGACCTGACCGGCTACCCGGCCGCCGTGAAGGTGGTGGGCCGCACCGAGGTCTACCGCCAGATCGCCGAGGTGCGTATCGACGGCAAGGTCAAGCTCACCGAGCCCATCGGCTACGCCTTCCCGGCCGGGGCCGTGTTCTCGACTGCGCTGCGCCAGGGCGACCGCTTCGCGCGGGTGAGTCGTCTCTACAACCAGAAGAGCTGGAGCGGCACCACCTGGTACGACGGCATCGACCCGGCCATCGGTGAGAGCGTCGCCAAGTACAACAGCGCAGGCGTGCCCGTCGAGGTGAGCAACCGGGGCGCCATCACCGAACGCTGGGCGCTGCGCTTCCGCGCGGACGGCATCACGTTCGACCTGATCGGCCAGCACCTCGGGCAGATCGCCAGCGGCACCATCAACACCGACTTCTCCCCCCTCAACGCGGCGGCCGGAGCGCCCTACTTGATGGTGCGCGCGGCGGGCTTCAACACGGGCTGGATCGCGGGCAACACCATCTTCATCGACACCATCGGTGCCGAGGGGCCGATCGACGCAGTGCGCTGCACGCAGCCCGGCAGTCCTGCGGGCATAGACGACTCGTGCTGGATCGTCCAGCGCGGCGACGTGGACCGCCCACCTTCCAACTGATCGACCGACGAACGAGCATCCCATGATCTATAACTTCGATTCGACCATGCCCAACGCGCTCACCTTGAGCGGCACCGCTGGCGCTTTGAGGAACATCCTCAAGACCTACCTGGTGGACGGCGCGGGCGCCGGACCGGTGGCTACGCTGACCGTGGCATCGGGCATTGCCACAGCCACGTATGCATCGGGGCACCCTTTCCGGGCCGGGGCCATCGCCCAATTCGCGGGGGCAACACCTTCGGGACTGAATGGCCTCAAGCCCATTCTGAGCGTCGCAACCAACTCAATCACGTTCGCTGCTCCGGGCGTTGCCGATGGCGCAGCGACGGGCTCGGTCACCAGCAAGCTGGCAGCAGCAGGCTGGACCGAGCTGTACACAGGCACCAACATCACGGCACTCAAGCCCAGCGTGGTGGAGGCTACAGGCTGCGTTCTGCGCATCGATGACACCACTACGACGACGGCGCGCGTGGTGGGCTATGAAGCGATGACTGACGTCTCAACGGGCACCGGCGCGTTTCCGACCGCTGCACAGGTCTCGGGGGGGTTGTACTGGCCCAAGAGCGATGCGGCGTCGGCCGCTGCGCGGCCATGGCGGCTTGTGGCGGACGATCGTGCCGCACTCCTGTGGGTTGCCCCCAACAATACATACCCCACTCACGGCTTGCTGGTCGGGTTCGGGGATCTGCTGCCCGACAAGTCAGGCGATGCATACAGCGCCTTCCTGGCAGGCGGGCTCAGTGCGGCCGGGGTGTTGACCACGGCGGCCGTCGTTCAGGACTGTCTCGGCTATGCCAGCGCCGTTCCAAGCGCCCTCTATGTCCCAAGGTCTTACACGGGCGTGGGCAGCGCCACGAGCATGAAGAAATTGTCGGCCTACAACAGGGCGGCCGCCTATTCGGGGACGCCGACCTACAACAGTCAGTCGATCCTGTATCCAAATGGAGCGGACAACAGCCTGCGGCTGTCATCGCTGGATGTCCTTGACACGTATGGTTTTCGGGGGCGCGTCCCCGGCGTGTATCACTCGCCACAAACGCTTGGCGAGGCCTTCGTTTCCGGCGACCTGGTGCCCGGCAGCGGAGGCTTTGCAGGGGCCACTATGCTGGCCCTGCGAGTAGGCGCGCCAGGCGCAGCGCTTGCCAATGCCGGGTGTGTGTTCATCGATTTGACGCGCGACTGGCGGGCATAAGCGATGGCTGCTGCACGATTTTGGCGCGTGGTTGGACTGGTCGCCCGTGGCGGCGGCAGCATCCAGTTGTCCGCGCTGCATCTGCACGGCGCAGCGGGCCGACTGGATGGTGCCGCTGCGCTGACATCGACGCACGCCCCCGCCGAGGGCGCCTTGAGCGCTCTGCAAGACGACGATGTCGCAACGTCTTGCACCTTCTCCGCAGCGTCCGTGCGCGCACCCGGGTTCGCCCTGGTCTGGGACTTCGGCGGGTCGCCTGTGGACGTGACGGGACTGCGCTTCGGCTCCGGTGACAGCGCCGCCACATTCGTTGCGGCGGGCTTCATCCTGCAGGGTTCCGACGATGGCGCCCAGTGGGTCACTGCATTGAGCGCCATCACCGCGTCTCGTGCCATCTGGCCCGGAGCGCGTGCGATGACAGGCCTGATCAAGCCGGGATGGCAGGAGGTTTGGGCTGAGTCCTTCGACGCGGGGATTCCGTCGGGCTTCGCTTCGACGCTGACGGATGCGGGCACCCTGGTTGTCACGCACGATCCAGCCAACGGGGCAGTGATCATGGATGCGACCGGCTACAACACCGCGTGGATGTTCAGTTTGCCTGCGGCGGCGATCAGCGTGCGGCTGGAATTCGACGTGGAGATCATCACACCGAGCTACGGCAACGCGCCTGAAATAGGCATGGCTCTGGTAGGTGGCCCTCAGCTGTTGCAATGCCGGATTCCCATCGGGAGTGCCGGGGTGGCCTCCACATCATCCAACACTGCCGGTGGGCTGGGGCTGTCGACTACGCGCGCGAGCGGCACGCTGCCTGCCGCCAGCCCCACGTCCGGCCGCGCCATCTGGGCATTTAGCAGCGCGCCGGATGCCGGCGGGGTCGGCAGGGACTACGGGTTCTCGGCTGGGGGCGGGGAGATCACGCTGAACCACAGCCAGACGCCAGCCACCGCAATCTTGAAGGCGGGGATTTTTCTGCGATCCTGCCGGATCAGGCTGCATGGCGTGCGCGGACTGGCGCGGGGCTTGGAGGGGGCGGAAGCGATGCCGTCCGGGACGGTGGCGCAAGCGCTGGAGCGCTATTTTCATCAGCCGCTAGAGCCATTTGCGACCGCACTCGCCCAGGGGGCGCGACTCGCGCGAGACGTGGAGTTCGGCGGACCAGGCCGCGTCTGGGGCATCAACGAGATTGAGGTCGCACCAGGCGTGCGCGTGCCCACGGGCGGGCGCGTGGTGCTGCTGCGCCAGCGCGACAAGCTGCTCGCACGCGAGACCTGGGCCGACCGGACCACGGGCGCCTGGTCCTTCGAGGGGCTGGACACCCGGCAGGACTTCATCGTCCTGGCCGAAGACCTGGCGGGCAACTACCGCCCTGTGGCGGCCAACCGCCTGACGCCGGAGGCGCCATGAGCGCTGAGTGGGAGATCAGCGACGCGGCCGTGGTGGCCCAACTGCTGGGCCTGCTCGCCCGCGCCGATGCGGGCACGGGCGCATCCGTGCTGGCGCTGTACACCACGGCCCGCCCGGCGCTGATCACCGACGTGCATGCGGATGCGCCGCAGGCCGGGATCGTGCTCGCCAAGCCGTGCGGCGGCATGGTGGGCGGTGCACTGGTGCTGTACGTGGCGGACCCGGCCGGGGCCATGGTGATGGCGCAGGGCATGCCGCGCTGGGGCGAGTGGATTGCGGGGGATGGCGCAGTGCTCGCACGCTTCGACGTGACGGACATGGACCACGGCGGGGGCATCCGGGTCATCGGCGGCACCACGCCCGAGGGCGAGACCTCACCCATGCTGTACCCGGGCGGCCTGGTGCAGCTCGGCCTGGTGGCGTTGACCTGATCGACCATGGCCGCCGTCTCCCTCATCTTCAATCAGCAGGGCGAGCCCATCAAGGGCGGGCCGGTGCAGCTCGTGTTCGGCGCGAGTGGTGGCATCGCGCTGCCCACGGTGGTGGCAGTGGGCGGCGGCCGGGTGACGGGGCTGCGCGGCCACCTGCGCCTGCGCACCGTGGCACGGGCCGGGGGTGGCGGCCGAGTCACGGGCCTGCGCGGGCGCATCGAGGCGCACTGGGATGCGAACGTGAGCCGGGGCATGCGCGCTGAGGTTCGAGCGGCCTGGCAAGAGGGTGTTGCGGCCGTGGGCGCGGCGGATGATCGCTGGCAGGGCTCGCAGCCGGTGCGCATCGCGGCCGTCGCGCCATGGCAGGACGGCCTGGCCGCGCGCGGCGGCATGCTGGGCCATTGGCAGGAGACCGAGCGCCTGCGCGCGGCGGGGCGCGGTCACTGGCAGCAGGCCGCTCCGGCCCGAGGCGGCATGGATGCGCGCTGGCAAGACGGCGAGCGCTTGCGCGCTGCTGTGCGTGGTGCCTGGCAGCAGGGGCGCCCGGCACGGGCGGCATTGGACGCCCACTGGGAGGAGACGCTGCGCCTGCGGGCGGCGGTGCGCAGCGCGTGGCAAGAGGCGGCCGCCGTGCGGGCATCGATGCGCACGGGCCATGGGGACGCGGCCCGGCTGCGCATCACGCTGCGCCCGCACTGGCAAGAGGCCCGGCGCCCGCCCGTGGGCCTGTCGGGCCTGGTGCCGCCCGTGCAGCCGCCGTGCTACGTGCCCGGCCTGCCCGTGGCGCTGGTTTTCAAAGTGGCGGCCGATAGCCGCATGCCGCTGCGCTTGGTCTTCACATGTGAGGGCCAGGGCGGCACCAATCCGGGCGGCACCGTTGTCGTGCCCGCGCGCAGGAGCTACATCGTGATCAACAGCGTGGAGATACGGCGCGCGGATGCCCTTGCGGGCGACCCGTTGCCTTCGGAGAGCTTCCAGATGCGGCTGGACCGCCAGAGTTGGACCTGGTCGTTCTCGGCCGCGTTTCATGCTTCGGCGCGCGATGCGCTCGCGCCCGGCCTGGGCGGACAGCCCGTGGAGCTGGAGGTGCGGGTCAACGGCCAGCCCTTCCGGCTGCAGGGCGAGCGCATCGGCCGCAGCCGCCGTTTGCCGGAGCATCTGGTCACAGTGTCGGGGCGGGGGCGCGCAGCGCTTCTGGATGCGCCCTATGCGCCGGTGCAGACTTTCGGCAACGGGTTGGACGTTACGGCGCACCAGCTCATGACCGAGGTGCTGACACTCAACGGCGTGGGTTTTGGCTGGTCAGTGGACTGGCAGCTCACGGACTGGCTGGTGCCGGGCGGTGCCTGGATGCACCAGGGCACCTATATCAGCGCGCTGGCGGACATTGCGGGCGCGGTGGGCGGCTACCTGCAGCCGCACGACGTGGACCCGGTGCTGCGGGTGCTGCCGTCCTGGCCGCTGCCGTGGTGGCGCTTTGGAGAACTGGTGCCGGACTTCGATCTCCCGGAGGGCCTGGCCGAGGTGGACGAGACCGAGGTGATGGACAGGCCAGATTACGACCGCATATTCGTGGCGGGCGAGGGGTTCGGCAACACGTTCGATCTGACGCGCAGCGGCCTGCCGGGCACCGTGCTCAAGCAGCCCATGGCGGTGCACGCGCTGCTGGCCGACCTCGTGGCCGCCAAGCAGCGCGCGATCGCAGAGCTGTCGGACTCGGGCCGTGCGCTGATGCACAAGATGACGCTGCCGGTGCTGCCCGCCACGGGCGTGATCAAGCCGGGGCAGGTGCTGCGCTACTACGACGACGCGAGCGCGCAGCGCGTCGGGTTGGTTCGGTCCACGATCCTGGAGGAGCAGTTCCCCGTGCTCACACAGTCGCTGGAGGTCGAGAGCCATGCCTAACCTGTTTCAGCAGTTCAAAGAGCTGCTCGCGCCGGGCCGGGTGCAGATCGGCACGGTTGTGGCCTATGCCGATGGGGTGGCGACTGTCGAGCTGCCGGGGGGTGGGTTGATTCGCGCGCGTGGGCAGGCCACCGTGGGCGCGAAGGTGTTTGTCCAGGACGGGGTGGTTCAGGGGCCTGCTCCTGATCTGCCTGTGATCGTGGACGTGATCTAGGAAAAAAGACGGGCGACCTGGCCAGGTGCGCTAACACCAGGCCAGGCCCCCAACATGCAGAGCGTCCTGCAAGCCAGGCGAAGACCCGCCACTCTCGCGAGAGCGTGTCGAGCCTACCAGATGTTTCATCACAGAAAAGAGGCTTGCAAAAATGGCTAATCCAATCGTCCCGTGGATCGGGGGCAAACGCCGACTCGTGGACATGCTCCTGAGCCGGTTTCCGGCCCACAGTTGCTACGTGGAGGTTTTCGCGGGCGGCGCGGCGGTGTTCTTTGCCCGCAACCCGGCAGACGTCGAGGTGCTCAACGACGTCAACGGCGACCTGGTCAACCTGTACCGGGTGGTCACGCACCACCTGGAGGAGTTCGTCCGGCAGTTCAAATGGGCGTTGTCGAGCCGCCAGGTGTTCAAGTGGCTACAGGAGACCCGGCCCGAGACGTTGACCGACGTGCAGCGCGCGGCCAGGTTCTTCTACCTGCAACAGCAGAGCTTCGGCGGCAAGGTGGCTGGCCAGACCTGGGGCACGGCCACCACGGCGCCGGCGATCAACCTGTTGCGGATCGAAGAAAACCTCTCGGCCGCTCACCTGCGCCTGGCCGGCGGCACCTACATCGAGCAGCTCGACTGGGCGGCTTGCATCGACCGTTACGACCGGCCTCACACCCTGTTTTACTTGGACCCGCCGTACTGGGAGACGGAAGGCTACGGGGTGCCGTTCCCCTGGGATCAGTACGTGGACATGGCCGCCAAGCTCAAGGCGATCAAGGGCAAGGCCGTGGTGAGCATCAACGACCACCCGGCCATTCGGGAGTGCTTCGCGGAGTTCGAGATGGAGGCGCTCAAGATCGACTACACGGTGGGCGGCGGTGCAAACCGGGCTGAGCGAGGGGAGCTGGTGATCTATAGCTGGAACCGCCAGGCTGAACCGGCTGGCCTATTCTGAGCAGCGCGCTACAAGGTAGCGGCATGGACTGCTGCCCACCAGTAGTAGCGGCTTTTCCTGCGCTTCTGCACGGACAGTCGAAAGGTGATGCGCACGCGGCCGACGTAGGCGGCGTCGATTTCCACGGCCATGGTCTCAGGCTGGCCTGGCTGGGCCTCGGGCAATTGCTTGCTCGCAGCCCCTATGTCCTCGCCTCGTACCTGGGCCAGGATGCCGTTGTCGTGGTGCAGTTCCATTGCGCAATTTTGTTTCGCTATGCGCAAGTCCGGGCGTAGGGATTTATCGCATCATCGGCGTGCGATTTATCGCGGCGCGCTTCATGCTGCCCCGCCTTGTAGCCCTGTTCCACGGCGCGGCGCAGGTCGCTGAGCTGGGCCAGCCAGTCCACCGCCGCCGCCACGTCCACCGCCCCGCCCGCGCCCGCCTGCAGCAGGGCGGCCT